TTTTAACTTCATTACGTCCGGGAAGTCTAAGTATTCTTTCTCCGCTATCGTCTTTGTCGTCTTTGACTTCTTCAGCTTGCGTAATTGCAAATATGACGGTGTCTGTACTACCTGCAACCCTATTGAGTAATTGACTTGTAGCTGTTGCCGCCCCTCCTGTAGTTTTATCTCTGTTGTACTCGTAATCAAGGAGATAGAACGGGTCAACAACAACGATGTCAGCTTTCGTTTTGAGTATATCCGACTCCAGAGCTTTAACCGTTCTATCATGAAAATCTCTGTCTGTTTTGCCACGGATAGTGATACTTCCCGAGATATACTCATTAAGGTTTCCGAGAAAGTTTCTGAATTCTTCTTCATCGTTTTCAGATAGTTTACCTCTGATAAGGTCGTTACTTTGAAACCCTGCAATGTATTCAGCTCCTCCAATGTTTTGCTTTTTAAGTTTTGCATTTCCTGAGATAAATGAATACGCTCTAGAGATTACCTCGAAAGTTGACATCTCCATAGACCAAATCAATACGTTTGCTCCGTTGAATTGTGCTTGATAGCATGCTTCATCTAAAGTGACTGCTGATTTACCTCTACCGGAACGACCGTACCATGTGTACATATTACCTGTGATCCAATTCCCAATAGCATCTCTCATGGATTTATGCTTAGGAGCAAAGCTCCGGAAGCTCTTACCTGCCTTACGAGTGTCATACTCTTCTAGATACTTAGAAAAGTCGGTCACAAGATTTGTGCCTACATGTTGACGAGGAGCAGTATCTTTATTGATTGAATCAATTCCTTCTAAGAGAGAGTTTGTCCATTCGTCTACATTCCCTTTTCCCCAATTGTCAATATGTTTATTCATGAAAGTTTCAATCTCACGAGATTTTCTTTTTCTTTTTGCTGTATTGATAAGATACTCTAAAGAGTCTTGCACGTCTTCACGGTAGGTAAATCCCTGTACTTCACTCATAAGAGTTCGCCAATCCGGATTCTCTCCGTATCTGTCTATGTATCTGAGAAGGAAACTGTATGCTTCCTTCTCAGTAGCTGTCTGGAAGTCTTCTAGCTCAAGACCTAGCTTTTTAGCCTCAATGTCACTATTCTTATTGTCAAGCATTTTAGATAAAATCATTTCCCCACTGAATAAACTCATGTGTTAATCCTCCTAGTTTGTTACTTATTATCTTGGAATGTGCTTCCATGTCTTATTGTTCCATATATTACCTATACTATCAGTGCAACAGTTAAACATTTTTGAAACTTCTTTTCTAGAATGTTTTCCATCATTAAGTTTTATTATATTCACTACTTGGGATTCTGTCAACTTACTCATCCCGTTTTTCTCTCCTCGTAAGACTAGGTCATTTACTTGTTGATGTTGTAAGTTATACTCTTGAGTGCACCATTCTAGATTATCTACATGGTTGTTTACCTTATTACCATCCTTATGGTTTACTTGTGGTAGGTTCGAAGAGTTACCAAGAAAAGCGGTGGCGACTAACCTATGTATGCTAAATACTTTCGAAACATTACCATTGCTCAGTCTAACTGAAAAGTACCCTTTGCGGTTATCCTTTTTAAGTATTCGCATAGTATCCATATTTATAACTTCCCCATAGTCTGATACGTAATAGTTAGGGTATCCCTTAACAGGTAACCATATCCACCTCATCGCATTTCACCTCGCTTAGATTCCCCTATGAAGTTGAACTCGATACAGTAATGTCTTATGCGATCCCATAACCTTCTATCATAGATATCAAGCATATCCTTTAAAGGTAAATTACTTGTATATATATTAGTAAGATTCTCAACCGCTCTGTGGTTAATTAACTCATGAATGTCACCTCTAAATGCTTCAGATACATCTCTCAAAGCCATCTCATCGAACACAACCAAGCGTGACTTCTTTGCCTTTCCTAACATGTTGTAATACTTTCGAGATGCCTCTTCACGGATATCTTGAGGAGTTCCGCCTCTGTTTGCTTGTAAGTAAAGATATTGCAATTGTGGTACATCCAAAAAGTAAATAGGGTCTTTAAAGGCATCTGGTTCTTCTAGCATTACAGAACGCAAGTAGCTGTATTGTAAAAACTCATTAGCTAAAGCACATGCAGTAGTTGTCTTGCCTGTCCCAGTCTCTATTGAGTAAAAGAATAAATCCTTCAAGCGGTTCTCTTTGTCATTCCTCTTAATGTTGAAAGCTTTCTTAAATGTCCCTACATATTTTTCTAGGTCTCTATAGATATGCGACTGATCTTCTCGACATCTTGAAGTTTCTAAATCTGTTTGACGATACTCCGAAGGAATACCACACTCTCTCTGTTTACCCCCATTTCCGTCTAATCCTTGCAGTTGGATAAAAGCAGGACACGGAGAGTTGCACGTTTTAGCTTTATCACATGAGTTTCTTAAATTACATTCTTTCATTATTAAGTTCCTCCTCAATTTCTCTTATATACTTTTCTATAGAAGTCACAAGCCGTTTAGCATCTGCAAGCTGTTGTCTACTTTCCATCAATTCCAATCGTAGTTCTGTCTCTCGAGACATCCTTGACGATTCTACACGTTCTGGCTTTGTAGCTATTTTAATTTCAAAAGTGAAATCACTCATACGTTTCTCCTCCTAAGTTTTATTACTTACA